GAGCGCGATGCGTGCCTGGTCTTCGGTCGAGAAGTGATTGATCTTGCCTTTTGCCTTGCTGCCGCAGTTGCATCCCATGGCGAATCCTTTCTAGTGCTGTACTTGACGACGTGCTGCGAACGCGCGAACGCGCGAGGCACGATCACGCCCGATCGATGCGGCGATCCGCGCAGCGGCGGCGTCCACTCCGAACGAAATCGTTTGGCTTTTCACCACGCGCCCGAACCGGAGCGGCACGGTCACACGATCGAGTTGTCCGGCCTTCATCGACATGAATCCGCTCGAACGCTTCGGGAATCCCGGTACGGGCACGAGCAGCGCCCCGGCTAGCTCGCGCTTCCCCGGCTTCTCGCGGTGCGGACCCCAGTCGCCGGAAAGCTGGCAAGCCATCATCCGGCGAATCTGGTCGGGCGTGACGTCAGGCAGGACTGCGCCCGCGATCCACACGCCGCGAGCGTTCTCGCCGACGCGGACGGTCGCCACGATCGAACACGAGTTGTCGTAGTGCTCGCGGCGCGCCGCCCCGACGACGCGAGGCGACGCCGAAGCGTGTCCGCAATCCATCGTGATAGGTCCGGTGGCAACGCGCGTGAAGCCGCCGCGACCGTCGTCGGCGATCGTGACCCGGTTCATCCACACGCCGTAGTCGACGTTCCCCATCGGCACCGTGACGCGCTTGTCGCGGATGCCGCGATGCGCGACATTCTTCGGCGCGAGGTAGCCGAAGAACCGGCCTTCGTCCGTAACCGTGATCGCGCCGATCTCGGGTTCGTCCACCGGCTCGTCGAACCATTCGGCCGGGGGTAGATCGGGGATTTCCATCGTGAACGACGAAGCGACGAGCGGCATCGACACGACGTCGGCTTCGACAGGCGTGCCTTCCGGCACCGGCCGGTCAAGGTAGAGACGCGCTTCGACGTACGCCGGGATGTCTACGAGCGTCGCAGCGCGGATGCGCCCGGAGTGGTAAATCTCCATCTCGGGAATCATGCACGCCATTTCTGCCGCGACGGCGTCTTCTGGTCCGTCATTGTCGTCGAGCAGCGTCCCGGCGTCGTCGGCTTCTTCGAGTTCACACGAGTCCGGAAAGACATACTCGACGTTCAGGCCACGGGGGTCATTCGGATCGTCAGCGTCGATCGACACGCCTGCAAGGAATCCGGGATCGTCGCGGGTTCCCATCTGCTCAGCTGCGCGTCGACCCCACTCGGTATCGAGGTTCAGCACACCCGTCCCGAGCAGTTCGTTTCCGCTGCGTGTGATCGTGTCGATCCGGCCGACGTTCACTACCTTGTCAGTCGCCATGCCGCCATGCGCACGCTCGTACATCCATCCGAGTGGGATTTCAAGGGACGCGGTCTCGCCGAGTGCAGGCCACGTGAGCGACCCCGCTGCGAACTGTCGGCCGTCGCCGGTCGGCGTCCCTTCTACGACGAGCACGCCAGACCACGGCACCGTGTTGCGCATCGACGTCGGCAGCGCCGCCGCGTCGGCGTCGTCTTCCGCTTCGGATGCGTTCAGCGCCGCGATCTGCGCTTCCGCTTCTTCGCGGGTCGCGTGACATCCTTCAAGTTCGAGGTCTTCGTCCTTCACGACGGCGAACTCACCAGCGTCGCAACGCTCATCGCCTTCGACAATCGACCAGGGCATATCCGTTTCCTCAATCTGATAAGCGGCAGCGTTCAGCGTGATCGTGTCCGGCGATGCCGAACGGTTGAGCGCATCGACGTCGATGATCGTGATCGTCGTGCATCGGCAGTTGTGCGACGTGATAGCATTGGCAAAGTAAATGCCGCTGCTCGTTTCGAAGGAATACAGATGCCCGCTAAACGGTCCGACTTCGACGTTCACGACCTCATCAAGCGATACAAAGCCGGTGAGTCCGTCAACGCTATTGCGCAGCGCTTCAACATCAGTCGACCCGTGGTGAACCGCAGACTCGCCGAGTTCGGTATCCAGCCGCGCGGACAGTCCGAGGCTGAGACCTTGAAGTGGCGTGGAATGAGCGCCGAGCAGCGCGCTGCTCAGGTCAGCAAAGCCCACGATGCCGTCCGGGGTCAGCGGCGATCGGACGCTGAGATGGAACTCAGGGCTTCCCGAAAGAGCAGGCGCGTCGGCGCAGGAGAAGCCGAACTCATCGAACTGCTGCGTCTTCGCGGCGTCGACTCCGAAGGACAGCGGCCGGTCAGTCGATACAACATCGACATCGCTTGTGACGGCGTCGCCGTGGAAGTTCACCGAACTTCCACGCATCCGATGCGTCTCGCCCGTCACCGCAAGCGCATCGAAGATCTGCGCGGCCGTGGTTACGTCAGTTTGTACGTCTGGCTTCGACCCTGGCAGCTTCCCGACGACACTACTGCGGATCACGTGGTGACCTTGCTTGATCTCTTCCGCAGGAATCCAGCCGAATTCGGTCAGTACCGGGTGATTCGAGCTGACGGTCAAGATCGCACCGCTGTCGGTAGTGATCGTCACCGCACAGCCTGAGTGCTGGTATCGGTATGCCCTAGTGACGTCCTTAGCACAGATTACCGAGCTGCCGACGACACAGTTAATGACTTCGCCGGGTGGTCCTGCGGGGTCGCCGGGGAAGTCGAGCGACGCGCCACCGACGATGAACGGCTCATTCAGCGCGACCGTCCGTCCGTCTGCGATCACGTGCGTCGGCCGAGTCCGCTCGTCTTCGGCCGCCTGCCAACGACGCGAGAAGGCGTTACCGTTCCCGAAAGCGCTTGCGACGCGGCGTACGGCCGCCGCGTTCACGGTGTTGCGCGCGCCGTGGCTCTCAGTCCGGGCGATCGTCCGGGCGCGAGGTTCGGTCACTCCGGCCGCGTCGCGGACGCGCGCGGCGATCTTGGGGATTTCTTCGCCTTCGGCGAGACCCTGCGCGATGGCTGCGCGAGCGTTGAACCACAATGCATTGCCGATGCCGACGAGTCGGTTCTGCGCTTGCGACAGGTACTGCTGCGTGTCGAGCGGTTCGCTCAGGAACGGCAGATCACCGAGCACGCTTGTGAGCGAGCGGCCGACCTCATCACCAGCGTCAACCATCGACAACGTGAGCGCGGGCAGCAACGTCTCTTCAACGTAGGCGTTCCACAGCGTCGTGATGAGATCGACCGCAGCTTCTGACAATGACGACAGCGTGCCGCTCGCAACCTGACGCGCCACTTCGGCAGCGATCAGCGCGAGTCCAGCCGCGACGAGCGCTGCGTACTCTTCGGCCGCCGCTTCGAGTTCTTCGACCGACTGCGGTTCGAGTTCAGCCACGGCTCACTCCAGCGAGTAGTCGCTGCGCTCGCGCAGACATGTCTTCCGGCGATGGATCGCTAACGACGCTTTCTTGCGACTCTGTGAGATCTGGGTTGTCCGTGTCGACGACGTTACCTGTGATGATTTCCTCGGTCACTTGGTTCAATCGGCGCTTCAGTTCGATGATCCGGTCTAGCTCCTCTTCGTCCGGCTGATCGGTCTCAGAGAAGCCAAGTTCGCGCAGCAGCGAGATACCCGACAGCTCGCCACGGTCATACGCTTCGATCGCTTCTTTCGAGCGATCCGGGCGCATGACAATCTCACTCGGGTCATACCAGATGACCGGCCGTCCGCCACGCGGCCCGACGAGCGCGCGGCCTTCGGCTTCGAGGGTGGGGTACAGGAATCCCTGCGTGAAGGCGTGGCAGATCATTTCCATGTCGGGCGTGATGTGGACTTTGATCCCGGCTTCTTCGATCTGAGCCGCACCCCAGTGGTTCATGTCGCCGAGTCCCGTCAACTGCTCAGCGGGAATGTCGAGCGCCGTTGCAAGACGTGTCACGGCCGCTTGACGCTGGTCGAGCATCCGTTCAGAGAACGGGTTCGACAGATCGACGACATGGATCAAGTCTGCGATCTTCACATCGGAATCGCCGAGATCAGCGCCGATCGGGATTTTGATCGTCGCTTGCGCGCTCGTCGGGTCGGCGACACCCTTCGAGCCGACATCGACGAGAACTTGCGCGAACGGGTCGACCGACTCTGCGCTAGCCGGGTTCGGCAGCTCGGGGAAGCTCAACTTCCCCCGGTCGTACAGGATCACGCCGTTCGCAGCCATGCGCGAAATCGTTTCGGCGATGATCCGGCGATTAATGAGATCAAGTT